TCGAAACTCAAACGGTCAAACAAAAAGTGGATTGTATTCTTTGTTTATTCCTATGGAGTGGAATATGGAAGGTTTTATTGATAGGTATGGTATGCCTGTGCTTGACACACCACCAACTGAGGTGTTAGGCATAGACAACGAAATGATTTATCAGGGTGCTATAGAGTATTGGGAGAACGAGGTTGAGTCAATGAAGAGTGACCCCGATGCACTAAACGAGTACTATAGACAGTTTCCACGTACAGAGTCACACGCTTTTAGGGATGAGAGTAAGCAGTCATTGTTTAACCTAACCAAGATATATCAGCAGATAGACTATAACGATGCTATGATATCCGACCAATACGTAACGGTTGGTTCGTTTAGATGGAAGGATGGTGTTAAGGATACCAAGGTTATATTTAGTCCTGACAAACGCGGTAGGTTTAGAATTACGTGGGTCCCTAATGCTAACCTGCAGAATAATATTATAACAAAGAACAATACAAAGTATCCGGGTAATGAGCATATAGGTGCGTTTGGTTGCGACTCCTATGATATCAGTGGTACTGTGGGAGGCAGAGGCTCTAACGGTGCTTTGCACGGATTGACTAAGTTTAATATGGAGGAGGCTCCGAGCAACGAGTTCTTCTTAGAGTATGTAGCTCGACCACAGACGGCAGAGATATTCTTTGAGGATGTGCTTATGGCTTGTATATTTTATGGAATGCCTATTCTTATAGAGAACAACAAGCCAAGACTGTTATATCATTTCAAGAACAGAGGCTACAGGGGATACTGTATGAACAGACCCGACAAGGTGTTTACAAAGCTGTCTAAGACCGAAAGGGAGCTAGGCGGTATACCGAATACATCAGAGGATGTGAAGCAGGCTCATGCTGCAGCTATCGAATCTTTCATAGAGAACCACGTTGGTATGAAGATGGATGATGGTGAGATGCACACAATGGCTTTTAATAGAACGCTAGAAGATTGGGCGAAGTTTGATATAAACAATAGGACAAAGTATGATGCATCTATTAGCTCAGGGTTAGCCATTATGGCGTGTCAGAAGCATCTGTACCAACCTCAAAAAAGAGAGTCAAGAATTATGATTAAATTTGCGAGGTATAGTAACAGTGGCAACACAAGTCAAATAATTAGATGAGGGATGTAAAAATAAATATTACATCTGCGGGGTTTCCAAGTCAGTTTGTATCTGATGCTGAAAAAGCCACAGATGAATTTGGTCTGCAGATTGGGCAGGCTATTCAATATGAATGGTTTAAAAAAGATGGAAACAGTTGCAGATACTATAATCAATGGAGAGAGTTCCATAGATTACGACTATACGCTAGAGGAGAACAATCAATACATAAGTACAAAAATGAGTTAGCTATTGACGGAGACCTAAGTTATTTAAACTTAGATTGGACACCCGTTCCTGTAATACCAAAGTTTGTAGATATTGTAGTAAATGGTATGTCTGACAGACTGTTTAAGGTTAAGGCGTATGCTCAGGATGCAATGTCTCAGGCAAAGAGAACCAAGTATCAGGATATGGTTGAGGGGCAGATGGCAGCCAAAGAAGTCCTTCAGGTAGTGCAAGAAAAAGCAGGTGTCGACCCATTCGTAATGCCTGCTGAACAGTTACCTCAAAACGATGAAGAGCTTTCATTATATATGCAGCTTAACTATAAGCCTGCAATAGAGATAGCAGAGGAAGAGGCAATCAATACTATTCTTGAGGAGAATCATTATTTAGATTTAAGAAAGCGAATTGATTATGACCTTGCTGTATTAGGAATTGGTGTTGCAAAGCATGAGTTCTTACCCGGAGCAGGAGTTGAGGTAAAATATGTAGACCCTGCCAATATTGTGTATAGCTACACAGAGGACCCGTACTTTAAGGATTGTTTTTATTGGGGTGAGATTAAAACACTTCCAATTACAGAGTGTATGAAGATTGACCCATCCTTAACTAAGGAGGACCTAGAGGAAATATCTAAGTATAGTCAGTCTTGGTATGATTACTATAACACCGCTCAGTTTTATGAGAACGATATCTTTTATAGAGATACTGTAACTCTAATGTATTTTAATTATAAGACCACTAAGAAAATGGTCTATAAGAAAAAGATTATGGATACAGGGGGTACCAAGGTTATTGAGAAGGATGACCAATTTAATCCACCTGTAGAAGTAATGGAAGAGGGTAGGTTTGAAAAGCTAGAAAAGACTATTGATGTTTGGTATGATGGTATAATGGTTATGGGAACCAACATACTGTTAAAGTGGGAGTTGTCTCACAATATGGTTAGACCAAAGTCTTCTAGTCAGCACGCACTACCTAACTATGTTGCGGTTGCACCAAGAATGTATAAAGGAGTAATTGAGTCTTTGGTAAGAAGAATGATTCCATTCGCTGACTTGATTCAAATGACACACCTCAAGCTACAGCAGGTTATTGCTCGTGTTGTTCCTGACGGTGTATACATAGATGCTGATGGACTTAATGAAGTTGACTTAGGCACAGGTGCAGCATACAATCCCGAGGATGCACTAAGGTTGTACTTCCAAACAGGTTCGGTTATTGGTAGGTCATATACACAGGATGGGGAGTTTAATAATGCTAGGGTTCCTATTACTCAACTAAACTCTAACAGTGGCGCAGGTAAAACGCAAATGCTTATAAGTAATTATAATCATTATCTAAATATGATTCGTACAGTGACGGGTCTTAATGAAGCAAGAGATGCAAGTACACCTGACCCTAACTCACTGATAGGTCTTCAGAAGCTTGCTGCATTAAATTCTAATGTAGCGACACGCCATATTCTTGATGGTAGCTTGTTTGTATTTAGAAGTATTTCTGAGGCTCTTACATACAGAGTTGCAGATATTTTAGAGTATGCAGATTTTAAAGATGATTTTGCAAACAAAATAGGTAAGTATAACGTAAGTATACTTAACGACATATCTGACCTATATATATATGACTTTGGAATCTTTATTGAAGTTGCTCCTGACGAAGAAGAAAAAGCGCAGCTCGAGCAAAACATTCAAATGGCATTATCTAAACAAGATATTAATCTTGAGGATGCTATTGATATTAGAGGGCTTAAAAATATTAAACTTGCTAATCAACTGCTCAAGCTAAAGCGCAAGCAGAAGCAAGAGAGAGAAGAGCAAATGGAAATGCAAAAGCAAGCGATGACTGCGCAGCAACAAATGCAGTCTCAGCAGATGGCAGCACAATTATCTTTACAAAAACAACAACAAGAGCTACAAGGCAAGATGCAGCTTAAGCAGGCTGAGATAGCATTTGAGATTGAAAAGATGAAAAACGAAGCCGAGCTAAAAAGAATGCTTATGGCTGAAGAGTTTAATTATAATCAGCAGCTGAGAGAAATTTCTGAAAATTCTTTACAACAAAGAGAAACTCAAAGAGAAGAAGCTAAATCTAAAAGGATTGACAGGCAAAACACTCAACAGTCAAAATTGATAAATCAGAGAAAAAATAATTTGCCTCCGCAGATATTTGAATCAAATGAAGACAGTCTAGATGGATTTGATTTAGCTCAGTTCTCTCCTAGGTAGTCTAAAAAATTAGACAATATTTTATTATTAACTTTGCAAAAATCTAATTAAATGGAAATTAAAGTAAGAGCCGTAGGCGAGGTGGAACAAAAGTCCACGCAAGAAGTAGAAAAAGAATTGCTTGAAAAGCACGAGCAAGAAGTAAATGGTGTTGAAGAAACACCAACCGTTGCTGAAGAAACTACTACTGATGTAGAACCTGAAGCACAACCAATAACTCAATCCTCAGAGTTAAAAGAGGAAGATGTTCTTTCCTATATTAAGAATAGGTATGAAAAAGATTTTACGTCGGTAGACCAAATGTTTGAAGAGCAAAGCTCTAATGATGAACTACCTGAAGATGTGAAATCTTATTTCGAATACAAGCAAAAGACAGGCAGAGGAATGAGCGACTACATAAAACTTAGTCGTGATTTTGATGCTATGGATGATGACCAACTTTTATCTGAGTATCTAATAGCTTCAGGCGAGGCTACGGATGCAGAGGATGTAGAGTTTATGATGGATGACTTTTCATACGATGAAGATTTGGATGATGAGAAAGATATCAAGAAAGCTAAGTTGGCTAAAAAGAAAACTATTGTAAAAGCCAAGAAGTTTTTCAATGAGCAGAAAGAGATGTATAAGGAGCCCCTTGAGTCAAGCACGGCTTCAATCTCCGACGAACAGCGAGAGGCTTTGGAATCTTATAATCAATATGTTGAACAGGCTAAGACTCAAGAGGAAGAGTTAAAGAGAAAGCGAGATTGGTTTTTAAAAAAAACCGACGAGGTATTCAACTCGAAGTTCAAAGGTTTTGACTTCAAAGTGGGTGAGGATAAGACGCTAACTTTTTTACCAACCAAAAATGTCGATGAGCTGAAGAAAGTAAACTCTAATTCATCAAACTTTATATCTAAGTTTATTAATGATTCAGGTTTACTTGAAGATGCAAATGGATATCATAGAGCCTTAGCCATCGCAAACAATCCTGAAAGGTTTGCCCGGTTCTTTTATGAGCAGGGTATGTCAGATGCAACTGAAGATGTATCGCGTAAGATGAAAAATATTAATATGTCTGAGCGTAAGGTTCCGCAAGTTGCTCGTAGCAAGGATGGTTTGCAAATTAGGTCTATATCTGCGCCAAGCAGTAGAGGCTTAACTATTAGAAGTAAAAAGAATAAATAACTAAAAAAAGCTAGAAAATATGGCAGGAAGTTTTACAGGTGGTGGTTTTGACCTACAGCCTTCAGCACAGCAGGTGCCGACGGCAACAAATTATATAACCGACTTTAACTTTTTGAATCAGTATCTACCTGATACTTATGAAAAAGAGTTTGAACGAAGTAGGTGCTGAGATGCCCTCAAACTCTGACCTTATTAAATGGGCGGAGCAGGGTCGTCTTCACATTAAGTACACTCAGTGTGGTATTGCCGCAGGTACAGGTGGAGATGCTACAGCTACTATTCAAGTTAATGACCCTGCTGTTCCTGCAAACACAGTAACAACAGGAGGAACTCCCTTTAGTGCTACTAATGGTGTTGCATTAAGAGTAGGACAAACTGTTGTTGTTATTCAGAACGATGGTTCAGGAGAGAACAAAGGTATCGTAACAGCTACTTCAGTTGGGGGTAATGCTCTTCAATTTAGTGTAGCATTTTATGAGACTGCAGGTCTTGTTACTACAGGTACAGGTGTAGGAAACTCTGATGTTACAGTATTCATTTATGGTTCTGAGTTCAAAAAAGGACAAGAAGGAATGGTAGGTTCTCTTGAGTCTGATGACTACATCTTTGAGAACTCTCCTATTATCCTAAAGGACAAGTATGCTGTTAACGGTTCTGACATGGCTCAAATCGGATGGATTGAGGTTACAACTGAGAACGGTGCTAACGGATACCTATGGTATATGAAGTCTGAGCACGAGACTCGTTTGAGATTTGATGACTACATTGAAACATCTATGGTTGAAGCAGTTCCTGCTGAGAACATAGGGGGTGTAGCTTCAGGTGCACTTGCAGCAGGATTCAAAGGTTCTGAGGGTATCTTCTACTCTGTAGGAGAAAGAGGTAACCTTTGGACAGGAGGTGTTCCTAACGCTCTTGCTGACTTTGATACCATCATTGGTAGATTAGATGCTCAGGGTGCTATCGAGGAGAACGTATTGTTCATCGACCGTCAGTTTGGATTCGCTATTGAT